TTGAGATGGGACATGCTGCTGATTATTTCGGACAGAACAAAGAAGAAATAAAAGAACAGTTAATACAGAATCGCTACATAGTTGATAACAACGCAAGAAAGATAATTGCAGAAGCTCCTGTACCTGGACTAAGTGATTTTGAATGGACAAAAGAAACTGACCAGAAACTCACAGATGCAATGGCCGTCGTTAAAGAACTTCGAGGTAAAAAAATAATTTAAGAAAGTAGTTGACATTCATAATGGAATTTGATATAATATCTATATTGAATTGATAAAGGAATCAAACATTATGACAATATATACAGCAAACGCAAACAGAATCACACCATCTGCTAAATCTTTTAAAGTTTTATCTTTCATTGCGATTGCGGATGGTGCAACTAAATTTGAATGTGTTTCTAAAGTCTTAGGCCGTCAAGGCTCTAAACGACAACTTCGTGGTTATTATTGTGCACCATTTAGAGGTTGGATGGAAAGCGGAGTCCTTATTCGCAACGATTGGACTCATGAATATCACATCACTACGAAAGGTAGATTTTTACTTAAAGCGGCAACTCAAAGATAAATTAATAATAATGAAAATAATGGTTGACATTTGATTCGCAGTTTGATATAATGTTTATATTGAATCGCGAAACGCAAAAATCTAAATTAAATTAAAACGGAAATCTATATTATGAAAAAATCAGTTATCAACGCAATTAACACAATGACTACTGTTGAAGAATTCAATGAAGTAATTGGACTTATAAATGAAAGACAACAATCACTCCGTAATGCCGCCGCTCGTGAAGTTAAGAGTTTAATCTCTAAAGGTTCAAAGGTTCGGATAAATAGCCAACACCACAAAGGTATTGCAACTGTCGAACGAATTAAACGAACAAATGCAATCATCAATCTTAACGGAAAAAGTTACGATTGCCCACTCTCTATGTTATCTCTCGCTTAATAACAATATGGACAAACTTGAAATGGAATGGCGCTCTTACAATAAAAAGATGCGCCGCATTAACCTACACGAATGCCAATTAGACACCTTAGATGATTATAGGCGGCACCTAAATGGTACTCAAAAGCGCACCCAGGAGTTCAAAGATCTTGAGAAAAAAGACACGAAGTATCGCAGGACGCCGAAGAACTATGTTTCAAGCATCGAAAGAACCTCAAATGAAAACCCAACAGCAAAAAGAAAACCCTTACAATATACGGGCAGCCTAGTTAAAGGTATTAGCACGATGCATAAGTCGAATGCAGTACCTATCATCAATGAGCAAGAAATGAAAGATCACGCAAATATGAGGAGATAACATGAGTAAAGAACAAGATAGTTATATGTACGGTCGATTTGAAGACTTAGAAGCAAAAGTGAACGCATTAGAGGAGCAAGTAAAATTGATCCAAAACGCCGAAAAGTATCGCCCTGTTGATTTGTATAACATGAAGTATGCAACACACCTTCCTGTTGATAAAGTAGTGGATTTAAAATTTCACCCAGACTCTGAGTATCCACACAACTTGAGTTAATATAAATACCTCTATTGACAATGTGATATAGAGGTATTAAATGATAGTAGCAGGTGTAGATTACAGTTTGTCTAGCCCAGCAATTGTGGTGCATGACGGTGATGAGTGGAAATATGAAAATTGTACTTTCTATTATTTAGTTCGTAAAGATAAGTACGTACAAGAAACTGGGCAGTATCAAGGCGATATGTATCCAGAGTATGCTAATGACTATGAAAGATACGACAACTTAGCAAGATGGTCCAGTGATATAATTTTTGGTGCTGACGTTTGTTTTATTGAAGGTTATGCTTTTGGTGCTGTAGGTAGAGTATTCCAAATAGCAGAAAATGCCGGTCTTTTAAAGTATATGATATGGAAGAATGATGTTCCTATTGAAACAGTACCTCCAACAGTAATCAAAAAATTCGCCACAGGAAAGGGCAATTCCAACAAGACGAAAATGGAAGAGGCTTTCGTCGAAGAAACCAAAATAAACCTTAACGATAAACATAATATCCACACTCAATCAGGCAATCCGTCTAACGATATAATAGATGCCTATTACATTGCGAAGTATGGATTTATGTTAAAAACAGGACAGATTACATTATGATAGTAATATTTAACGGGCCGCCTGGTTCAGGCAAAGACGAAGCAGCTGAAGTGTTCAAATCACTAGGATACCTTCATCTTAGTTTCAAAGAAGAATTGTTCAAAGAAACCTTCAAGCAATTCAATATAAGCAAAGAATGGTTTATGGAAGGCTATGACGACCGAGAAATCAAAGAAAGACCTGAAAGTGAACTCGGCGGGTTCTCTCGAAGATCGGCTTTGATTCACACATCAGAAAATGAAATAAAGCCAAAATACGGCAAAGAATTCTTTGGGCAAAAAGTTGCTGATGCAATAGACCCAAGAGGTGCTTATGTATTGTCTGACGGAGGCTTTACCGAAGAAGCATTGCCAATAATCAAAAAGGTCGGAAAGGAAAATGTCTTAGTTGTTCGCCTTGTTAGAGAAGGTTATGATTTCTCTAATGACTCCAGGCGTTATTTAAAGGGTCGGGTCAGAGAAACTTACATAGCAGGTAAAAAATCTCAAATCAACGAACGAGAAATATTGGATTATGATTTGGGTTGCCCAATTTACGAGCTGCATAACAACAGTGACCTTAAAGAGTTTCGCGAAAATGTAATAACTATACACAGTAATATCTTTGAAAAACGAAACCGCGGTGAGTTCTTATAATGCAATTTAGCAAATTGAAAGGCATTCCGGTGCCTAATGTTATCAACCTATTGGAATGCGAAGATCGTAGAGACTATACTCTACGAAACTTTGCGAAGTTGGGTTGTGCTGAAGTTACTGTATACAATTATGAAAGATTCGAAAATTCTGACTATGAAATTAAAGGCGACCCAGGCGCAATAAGTAAAACGTCTAAGGGTTGCTTTTCGTCTCATGTATTGACCATAAAGAAATGGTTGGAGAACACTGATGAACCTATTGGCATATTCTTCGAGGATGATGTTGATTTTAGTACAGTCGCTCACTGGAATTTTACTTTCGAAGAATTTATCGACACAATTGGTGATGATTGGGAAGCAATTCAACTGTGTGGCATTTATGAATCTACGCCACTTATGATGCCTAGAGCACGCTTGTTTTGGGACCACGGTATACAGTGCTATGTCCTCAAAAGAAATTATGCGCAGAAATTAGTAGATTATTACTTCAAAGGCGACAACGAGGTCATGACTTACAGCATGCCTAATGACGCACCGCCGTCTGTTGAAAATAACATACTGAATTCATTTGGCACTACACTAACATTTCCTTTATTCAATCATAACATAAACGACTTCAAGTCAGAAAATATTAATCCGTGTGTAGAAAATTTCAATCAGCAGACTACTCCGTCGATACATTCCTATAAATTCATTAAAGAATGGTGGGAAATTAAGGGTAGTCGATTATCATTAGAACAAATATGTAAAGGTGAAGGCGCATGAGTTGCATCTATAAAGGTAAAATAATACAGTCCGAATTGTCAAAGAATGCCAAAGGTGGGACTGAAATGATGAGACAACGAGTTCTGGACAACGTTAACCCACAATTCTTGAGTAAAGTGGCAATTCACTTTTCAAGGCCTCGTGAAATGTTTAAAGATGTACCGAATGTTTTATATTGTCACGACTTGGCAGAAGATCCAGAAAATGTGATACTCGCAGAAGGTGGTTGGAGAGATTTTGCGCATATCGTCTTTGTTTCTTGCTGGCAAAGAGATCAATACATTAAATTGTTCGGTATTCCTTATTCTCATTGTTCTGTAATCTATAATGCAGTAGAGTTAGATTATGAGGAAAAAAATCACACCAACGACAAGACTATTCGTTTCATTTATCATACTACACCTCATAGAGGATTAGAATTACTCATACCTGTATTCGAGGAACTGTGCAAAAGTCACGATAATATAGTACTTGACGTTTATTCTTCGTTTTCTATCTATGGTTGGGCTGAACGCGATAAGAAATTTCAAGATTGTTTCGACCGAGTTAAAGCGCACCCTAAGATGAATTATCATGGCGCTGTTAGCAATGAACGAGTATTAGAGGCGCTTGATGAAGCACATATCTTTCTCTATCCTAATATTTGGAAAGAAACGTCCTGTATAGCGCTTATAGAGGCGATAAAAAGTCAAGTTATATGCATACACCCAGATTTTGGTGCATTACCTGAGACGGCGTCTGGCAGCACTATAATGTACAGATACACAGAAAAGATTCAAGAACACGCAAATCAGGCATATACGGTTGCGGATTTCTTGCTGAGAACAATGGCAGAAGATCCAACGTACTTTGACCGTTATTGCAAACCTGATTCATTACAACGAAACAGTATAAGTTCCTTCGTTACTATGTGGGATGCATTACTTGCAAACCTCACGGCGGGAAAATAAAGGTTGACAAAATCCTATAGTATGTTAAAATTACTATTCTTATTTAATATTAAACATGGTGAAAGAGATGATATTCGTAGATTATAATGCAGTGATTATTGCAACCGTTATGGTAAGTTTAGGCGGCCACAGCAACGTCGAAGTAGATGAAAATATAATTAGGCATATGTTCCTGAATTCCCTCAGAGCAAATCGAAAGAAATTTACTAAAGAATATGGTGAAATAGTTATATGTGCCGACAGTAGTAATTGCTGGCGCAAAGATATATTCGCTTATTATAAGGCGAATCGTAAAACTGGACGTGATGCTTCAGATTTGGATTGGAAATTGCTATTTGAAATAATCACAAAGATTCGCGTAGAATTAAACGACTATTTCCCATACAAAGTACTTTATGTCGAGCGCTGTGAGGCTGATGATATCATCGGTGTCTGTGCTCATGAACTTGGTACCGATCTTATGATGGGTTCTGAAAAGCACTTAATACTATCTGGCGACCATGATTTCAAACAACTTACAGGCTATGCTAATATCGATCAGTTCAATCCTGTACGTAAATCTTGGGTCAAAGTAAACGACTCTGATAAATACCTACAAGAACATATATTAAAGGGCGATAAAGGCGACGGTGTACCAAACATATTGTCGCCAGATAATTGCCTTGCAATTGGCGAACGTCAAGGTACTATGTCAGCTAAACGCCTAGAAAAATATATGAAAGGCATTTCTGAAATGGATGCTGAAACTATTCTTCGTTATAATCGCAACAAGGCAATGGTCGATTTAACGCAAGTGCCAGAAGAATATAAAACAAAAATCCTTGCCGAATTTTACAAAAAAGAAACGGTTGACAGATCTGGTTTATTTAACTACTTTGTCAAGAAAAAACTAAAACACTTAATCACTGATTTACAGGACTTTTAATAATGCAACTATCAATAGCAGAGATACTTGAAACCGCAGGCAAACAAAAGAAAGGCGCTGACAAGATAGCATATCTGCAGAAACACAAAAGCCAACCATTAATGGTTGTCCTACGCTTAACTTACGACACTGACGTAGAGTTTCTCGTACCTGATACACCGCCACCATACAAGAAAAATGAGTATACTGATGCTCATGGCATGATGTATAAAGAGGCAAGACGCCTTCGTATCTTCTTTAAAGGTGGAGGTTATGACGGCCTCAACCAAATCAAACGCGAGCAACTATTCATAGGTTTGCTAGAAGATGTGGATAATGGCGACGGCGAAATGCTGTGTAGGATGATTGCCCATAAGCCTACTAAAGGCCTGACTCGTAAGGTAGTTGAAGACGCATTCCCGGGTCTTTTCCAAACTAAGTTAAATTAAGGTATCGATATGAAAGGTTTTAAGAAATACAGAGACGACATGATTGAAGATGAATGGGGTACTCTCGACGAACAAGAAGAACGAAAAAAGAAACGTAAATTAGATAAGCGTGCAAAACGAAAAGCACGCTTCGAAGAGAAACACCAAAATATTTAGTACTGTTATGGGCGACAACTCGCCCTAGCATTATAAATAAAATCATAGAGGATCTGTATATGCCAATGTACGATTTCGAGAATACAAAGACGAAAGAAAGATTTACGGAATTGATGAGTTACGCTGACAAGCTTCAATATCTTGAAGACAACCCAGATATAAAATCAATTTTTTTAAGTGCACCAAGCGTGGGTGATAACACAAGGTCTGCCCTCAAGAAACCAGATAATGGCTTTCGAGATGTTTTAAAGGAGGTTCAAAAGGCTCACCCTATTAACAACATAAATACATTCTAATTAATCAAGGGGTTTAATATGCCTAGACAGCGTCAAAAAGTTACTTCGCGTGAGAAACGCAGAAACCAAAAAGATGCGGTACAGCAAATACAAAACAACAAGTTCACCATGCGTGAAATTGAACCTATAACCGAAACACAAGAGGATCTTTTCGACTCGTACAATCAAGGATTAAATTTTGCGGCAATTGGCACTGCAGGCACTGGTAAAACTATGTGTGCTATGTATTTGGCACTCAATGATGTATTGACTAAGAAAGATTATCATCGAATCATCGTAATAAGATCAGCCGTACAAACCCGCGAACAAGGCCACATGCCTGGTACAAAGGAACAAAAAGAATCTTTATTCGCAGCCCCTTATGCGGATATAACTAACGACCTCTTCGGTCGTGGTGATGCTTGGCAGATACTTAAAACGAAAAAGCAAATCGAATTCACAACCACTTCATTTATACGTGGCTTGACTTTTGATAATGCTATTATCATAGTAGACGAATGTCAATCTATGACATACCATGAGCTTGATTCGGTAATTACTCGTGTAGGCGAAAACTCAAAGATATTATTCTGTGGAGACACAAGACAAGACGACCTAAAATCATCTAGGAATCGTTCTGACGTATCTGGTTTAGCTAATTTCTTAAAGGTACTTGAAAAGATGAACTCGTTTGATATTGTCGAATTTACGCCCGAAGATATAGTAAGATCAGGGTTGGTTAAAGAGTATATATTAATGAAGGAGACCTTGCCAGCAGTGGCATAACCCAAAATGATATACTACGAAATTGCCAATACAGTAAATTTTGAAATGGTAGACGGAGTGGAAGTAGCAAATACTTCTGCTTCGTTCCCTACAATTTTTGGTAACAAAGATTTCTCTTTTGATGTTTTCTTTTATCAGGAAGCACCTACAGGAAACTCTGCAGTAGCATCTGTGGTCGCTAATACCTACCCAGACTATATAGAAGTTAACCAAATTGCTGGAAATGCACTAAGAATATCTAAAAACGCAAATACCTCATTGTTCGATGAAAGTTACACCTTTGTTTCTTTTGATGAGAACAACAATTCTAATACGAACATAATAGATATTAATCTCGTATCAGAGTATCCTCTTGATAATGAAAACTTAATTTCGTGGAATACGCCACCAGATGAAACGGCGAATACTAACGCTGAAGCAAATGGGACCTTTCAGTTCGATGTGCTTGCATCAGTGCCAGAAATTATTATCTTATCACAAGATTATCGATGGTCTTACGAAGAAGGTAAAGACAGGTTCGATATAATAATAGAAGAGACGCAATAATGTTAGCAGCTGCACGAATAGACGATAACATCGTTACTGGACATCCATGTACAGCAATTGCAAAGATAGGTCCTACACCATTGCAGACCAATGTACTTATAAACGGCATACCTGCGGCCATAGTAGGAACTATGATAGAACCACATAAATTCTTGCCAGGCAGTTCTTGTGTGCCTCATGTAGGACAAGTAGTTAATGCAGGTTCATCTAAAGTTACCGCAGGCGGGATACCTATAGGACGAATAGGAGACTCGGCAGATTTAGGCGCAATCATCCAAGGTTCGCCATCAGTTTTCATTGGCGGATAAATACACATACAACATTAACTAAAGATAATATTATGCAACCATTTACTTATTATGACCACGGCATTGTATTGCCGAAATTGACAAGAAAGACCACAAACGAAGGCCGCAAATACTTCACTCCAGAAGATAAAGCGTACCCATCTATCACTACAGTTTTAGGCATTCTTTCGAAGCAACAAATTATCGAATGGCGCGCTCGAGTAGGCGCTGAAGAGGCCAATAAAATATCTCGTCAAGCATCCACAAGAGGTACTGCGGTACATAAACTTGCAGAGGATTATATTAACAATGATCCAGACTACAAGAAAAAGCACATGCCTGCGAACATACATAGCTTCAATCAAATAAAACCTATCATAGATTCCAGAATCAATAACATCTATTTTCAAGAGGCTTTCCTTTACAGCAACATATTAAAGACTGCAGGACAAGTTGACTTGATATCCGAGTGGGTGTGTGACGATGGGGTTACTCGCTTGGCAGTTATCGATTTCAAAACGTCGAGACGACCTAAAGAGAAAGATTGGATCACTGGATATTACATTCAAACTTTCTTTTACGCAGCTGCATTTTTAGAAATGACAGGCATTGCTATAACAAAAGGTGTCATTCTCATTGCTGTTGATGGATCAGAACCACAAGTTTTTGAATTTGATCTTCACGAATATTTACCTCACTTTCTATCTGTTCGTGCTAAATATAAGGAATTGTATGAAAAATAAAAGATTTTTGATATTGGATGAAAAACTTGGAGTATACTTAGGTTCTTATGATGCTTCTGTGTTTGGTGATTTAATTGAAGATACATCAGCTGCAAGTAAAAGATATGCTGCCTTTGCTGGTTGTAATCCATTTGGAGTAGTCCATGGTCTATGCTTTGACAATACAGAACAAGCAGAGATCTTTATGTACAGTACCTTCTCAAGTAAAACGTTTAATACAAGAGTAGTGCCTATCGATATCGACGCCGATGTAGCATCAGTAATTGATATTATAAAGTCAGGATATGGAGATTACACCCACGATATGCTAGATTTCTGGATTGACGAAAGTTCAGAAACCATTCACTAAATAAATCAAAATAATGGTTGACTTTACCTTCGAGACTTGATATAATAACTATATTGAATTGATAAAGGAATCAGGAACCAAACATTATGAAAGTAACGGGTATTTATAACCCTTCATTCAAAAGTTGGGGTTACTCAACTACAACTCAAACTTACTATGTAGAGGTACTTTAATATGTGGATAGAACAAGAATGGACGGAAGAAGATGAAGCTGCGTATGCTGCAGCAATGCCGGTTATGGATCCGTATTATGACGATGATGAAGCTGAGGCTCGTGCTCACTACGGGGTAAACGAATAATGTTTAGTGATGAATATACTTTAGACATGCCAACATGTGGTTGCGGAAAAGAAGGTCGCTATGAGATGCGTGATGGTAATTACTCATGCAACAAATACATGCGGTGCCCTGAATACTCGGAACTTCAAAAGGCAAACACGGATCTATTACGAGATTTTACTGTCCTTATTGGAGTAGTACAAGATTTAACTGCATTTCGTGAAGGCACAAACCATTATGAAAACGCCTTAGAAGAATACGAAAAAATATGTGAAAAACATCAAATTATTGGTTGACTTTACCTTCGAGATTTGTTATAATGTTTATATTGAATCGAAACACGAACACAAAAGGTCAACCATTACATGATTATAGAAATAGATCAACCCCAAGCAGAAATATTATTGGGCCTAATTCAAGGTCAGCCAATAACTCCCGCCGAGTACCGAGAACTCATTGAACTAGAAGAAATCTTAAAAGATGCATAGCAGTCGCATTGAACTTATTGTTAATCATTATGAAACTAGGAATGAATTATGAAAACTAAAAAACTACCAAACAACACCGCTGTATTACGCAGTGAAGTAAAAAGTAAAAACTCAAGCTGATTTTGATGCAATTGTCGATGAAAGTAAGGATGATTTATGAAAACTAAAAAACAACTACCAAACTACACGGCTGTATTACGCAGTGAAGTAAAAACTCAAGCTGATTTAGATGCAATGGTTGAGGTTGCAAAGTATCAGGGTTTTGATATGAGCAATCAGCATTGGTTTGATATAGGACATTACCATCACTGGGAATATATGTATTTAGACAGAGACAGGCTTTCGCTAAAAAGATTTATAGGTACATATTTAATCAGCAACATTAACTTAATCACACTAGCCGAGTTTCTAAGTTATGGCGAACCTAAAACATCATGGTATGATCGCAAAGAGTTGCCGCCAGTTGGTACTGAATTAGACACTCCTAGAGTTACTGGTAGCAGCGGAGTTGAAGAATGGTGGGATAAAGCCACATGCTCAGTAGTAGGACACCACGTAGACGGGAAAAGATTCTTTATTGAATACCTATCGAGCAATCAAATTCAAGTATTCGATACAGAAAAATGCGATATTCAGTACCGCAAAATAAAAATAACACCTATAAAGTCAGGGCGTGAATTAGCAGTTGAGGAAATGCTTGAATACCTGCCCGAGTATCAACCCGACATCGTTCTATTTTGTGAACAGTACAGCCAAAACCTATACGACAAAGGTTATCACATCGGCAAGAAAGTAAATCCGTTGCCCTACGACTGGGAACTAGATTGGAAAAAATCTGCGACAAGATGGATGACTAGGTACCAATATTTAACGCATAAAAACTACTGCATAGCAAAGGGAGAATAAGATATGTTTGGTAAATTATTAGACACAGCAATAGATATAGCTACACGACCTGTAGTAGATACCGTAGATGTTGTTGACGGTTTAACTGAAGGTGAATTTAGACACTTGGCAGCAATGAGATTGAGTACTGATGTGGTCGCGGGGTTAACTATATCTGAGATAATTGAATTGCTAGAGGAAATCGAATGAAGCCTTTCTTTAAGCGCGAATTGATTTAACCTTTAAGCAACTTGACAAATTGATTACAACCAAAAGGCATATAAAGAAATGAATATAAATTTAAATAATGGAAAGGTAACAATCAACGGCCAGACGTACACTGGTAATAATATACAAATTAATGGTGATAATGTTCTCGTTGATGGTGTTCAACAATCAAAGTCATTAGTTGGAGACATCACTGTAAACATCGAAGGACAAGTTGAAAATTTAGAGTTGAATTCAGGTACTGTGAATGCAAATAACGTAGGCTCAATTGAAACTGGATCTGGTGATGTAAGATGCGGAAATGTCTTAGGCAATGTAAGAACGGGCTCTGGTGATGTTGACGCAAAAACCATACAAGGTAATGTAAGAACTGGATCTGGCGACATATCCAGATCTTTCTCTAAAGATTAAAACGATATAGGAACAAAGAAATGTATACACCAAGAATAAAATACTGGGAAGCACTTGTAAAGATAGAGCGATGTATTGCTAGTTGCAAGACCAAAGCTCATATTAAATCATGCGAGAAAATGTTAAAAATTGCAAATAGACATTATGCGGTTGATGATCGCCTTGATTCATCTGTTTCTCTACATGGCTGGTCAAATAGTCATTTTGATGCGCGGGACAAACTTTATAAAAAATATAAACAAATAAATGAAAATAATGGTTGACTTTAAGGTCTAAGTTTGATATAATGTTTATATTGAATTGATAAAGGAATCAAACATTATGAAAGTTGAAATTGAAAATGCCTTAATGTCTTACACAATAGAAGAAAATGAATTCACTACTTGTGTACATATTAAAAGTGATGGTCTCTCTAGTTTTCTCCCAAGTTTATGTGAAGTGTATACCGATACACTTGACTTGACTACTGGCGATGTAGTAAAGACTCACCAAGAATTGGCTGTTCAGTTTATACAAGCCTGCGAAAAACGCCTAAAAATATTTAACATTCTTTATAGGAATGAAACAAGTATTGCTGGATATTACGGCGATGAAGTTGAAGTTATTACCGACCAAAACTGGTTAAAAATCACAGATGAAATTTTGGAGAATTTATAATGACAACATTTGGAATTATTTGGCTTTGGAGTGCAATACCTATTGCCATTATATTATGTGCAATATCAATATGGGTTTTTGATGAACCTAGGCAATCTGAAGAACGTGAAATTAGCATAAGAACTTTACCTCTCATTGCTGGTGTTCTGTGGCCAATATCGCTATCTTTTGTGTGCATCATTATTGTTCTCGCAATACCAATTAACCTATTCTTTTTTAGTATTCCTAGATTACTTACGATAGCAATCAACAAAATTAAAAATAGGGAGGAGAAATGAGTAGTAAATATTTTGCCTTTATAGATGGGAAACCACACGACTTTCGATTTAAGAAAAGACAGAGCGACGACGGCAATTGGTTGTTTTATCTTGGAGAACACTTCATTGCCATATTAGGTAAAAAGACTTTTGGCGTAGATAAAGGTTCTTGGTTCGCTATTGTCCAAGGCGACTTACCAGTAACAACCCCGAGATTGGTTTATGGGTTCGTATCAAGACATGCCGCTATTGACTATGCATTGCTCATTCATGAAAAGACAAACTATTTAAGCAGGAAAGGATTATGACTAAAGCAGAAATGGCTACTGAAATTAAAGTAATGAAGCGCAGAATGGATAGGATGGAACTCGAAAGCGAAGATCGCGAAGCAAAATTAGTTAAAGCGATGCTATTAGTTGGACAATTTATGCCCATAATTGAAAAGTATTGTCCTGATGAAATCCAAACCGTATTAGATAGATTTAATGAAACCCGCAAACCAGAGGACAAAATCTAATGACGATGAATTATTTTTTATGGTTTCTTGCGGGATTCACACTCAGCATGTCGGGAATGGCAATATGGCTGGTACCTAAAATATGGGCACTCGAACTTAATGTGCAGATATCAAACGTGTACAAAAAACGGTACGAATGCAACTTAGACGTCAATTTGATGCCAGAGAAACCGTTATTCGTAGACGACAAGACCGAAGAAGAAATAGATGAACTAGCAGAAGCAGATAGCAGTTCTGTTGTCTATAATCTTTATGAAGATATTAACATATTACTTGAAGAACTCGACAAACACAAAGCTCGTAGCGAGTCATTAGCAAACACTATAATCGACTACAATGATGCAGAACAAGGTTCCCCAGAACAATTAAAAATAGGCGAAAAAATGTTAGAAATTTCGCTTTTGCATCTAGGCAGAGTAGGCTAATTAAACAAACAGGAAATGATTATGAAGAAAGATAAAGCTTTTACAATTATAATATTAATATTAATGGTCGCTAACATAGCGTTCGCAGTCGCCGACGCAAATGCGTCAGCAGTTTTAGGTTGGATTGCTGCGTTGTTTTACAATATCTCACATACATTTAATCGTATAGCTATTAGTAAGAAGGCAGATGAGACTAATTAAACATGGGAAGAACTATCAAAAGCACCTCCGTCTAAAGCACACTACATTCTTATTAATACTGGGTACTCAGATTGGGGCAAATAAATGAAAATAATGGTTGACTTTAAGGTCTAAGTTTGATATAATGTTTATATTGAATCGAAACACGAAACGAAAAGGTAACTACATTATGAATACACTATTTATGAATACACTATTAAACGCTATAACATTCGACCAGGTTAAAAGAAGCTATAACGGCAAAGCCGGATGCATGTGCGGGTGTCTCGGGAAATGGAGTTGTGCTAACATCGAAGATGCTAATGCATTAAACAAATCTCACGGATATGAAGCGTACACGGAAGAAAATGTTAGTCCTCGCTCTGTTAAAATTGCAATGAATAAAATCAACTCGGTTCTTGCAATGACTGACGCTGAACGCGCAGATAACGGAATCGAGCTTTACCAAGAAAACACAGATAATTATCATTATTACTCGTTTGAATCCAAAGGACGCACAACTGCAATTTACTTGCTTTAATAAATTGTTGACAAACACTTCAAGACTTGTTATAATAATCGCTCAATAAACGAAATAGGAAATATATTATGTCTCATGAATTAGAAATGATTAACGGTCAAGCACAAATGGCATATCGCGAATCGAAAGGCATTCCGTGGCATGGTCTAGGTACGCCTGTAGGTGACGATATGACCCCACAAGAAATGATGGTCGCCGCTGGTCTGGACTGGAAAGTCAAGAAAGTGGATCAATACGTCAAATTAGACGGCAAAGAGATTTTAACAGGTAAACAAGCACTGATCCGCGAAGGTGATAATAAAATCCTCACTCACGTAGGTTCTGGTTGGAACCCAGTGCAAAATTCAGATGCTTTTGATTTCTTTACTGAATTTGTTTCTAACGGCGATATGGTTATGGACACTGCTGGGTCTTTGAACGACGGACGAATCGTCTGGGCGCTTGCCGATGTTAATGAATCGTTTAATATCTTCGGCGGTGATGAAGTTAAAGGTTATTTGCTGTTTTCTAACCCACATCTGTACGGTAAAGCAATCGACGTTAAGTTCGTAATGGAACGTGTAGTATGTAACAACACGCTTACCGTAGCACTGCGTGAAGATAATCAACCTGCGGTACGTATGAATCACTGTTCTAAATTCGACCCTGCAAAAGTTAAAGAGTTGCTAGGTATTGGTTCGAATCGCATCGGGCAATTCAAAGAAGCTGCAGAGTTTCTGGGTTCGAAGCGTTACACTGACGAAGCGTTCAAAAACTTCCTCGGCCAAGTGTTCGGTACGCCAAAGAAAGAAGGCCAAATACTTACTCGAAATGGCCAACGCGCGCTTGAAATTGTGGAAACTCAACCAGGTGCTGATTTCAAAAGAGGTAGCTGGTGGCAGGCATTTAACGCAGTCACTTATATGACTGATCACGAACTTGGCAAAACAGCTGATGCTAGAATGGATTCTGCTTGGTTTGGGCAAAATTCGAAACGCCAAATTGCTGCGTTAAACCTTGCTATGGAAATGGCGGAGACGGCTTAACGTCGTCTTTTTTTTATTTGAAAAAGATTAAAATAATGGTTGACAAACACCTTAAAGCTTGATATAATACATGTATTGAATCGATGAACGAAACGAAAACAAATAGGAAATTATATTATGATTACATCTGGAATGACTTCACGCGACAAATTCTTGTTCTCAAAAGTTTGCAACAAAACTTGGGATCGTTCAAAAACTACTCGCATGGCAATTGCTAAACTCGTAAGAAACAACGTTGTAGAATATGACCAACTTTCTGATGAAGAGAAACAAGGTATGCAGGTTCTAATCAAAGAGATGCTTGTATTTAAAATCAAAGACCCTGCTATTCCAATTTCTTACCGCTTCACGCCTGGCGCAAAGGCGTAATACCATGAAACAGCAAAAAGGTTAAACGATGCAATATCTATTAAATCAAGAAGAATACGACGAATACGTGAAGCTTAAACGGAGAAACTCAGAGAATGTAGTTCATCAATTGGTCCTACAACAGGAATCCATGATCGAACAGATCATGAACTCGTTTCATAGTGAATATCATGCGCTTCGTGTTGTTGAAGATCGAAAAGAAGGTTTCAATAAAGTCATATGGGCCATATTCGACGAACTCAAAGCAAAAAGTATTTAATCGGCACGCAACTTAAAGAGTATATAACATGAAAACCAGAGAAATGTTTTATAACATGAAAACCAGAGAAATGACTACGCATTTGCTTGACCTTGTTGACGAAGGAATGTTAGACGAAAGAGAATTAATTAGGAATCTTTTGTCCTGGATGAGCGAAGATGAAGTTGTAGAGTTCGCCGAACATATCGGCATTGATGATGATGAAGGAGAATAAGATGAATAAATACGATATACAAAAGGCATTACGGGAAGAAGTGATTGAGTTCACCTTTCGAAAAGTAAACGGCGACGAGAGAGTTATGACCGGTACCTTGAATTCTGGATACATACCAAAAGACATGTTGCCAGTCGTAGATGAAACAGCAAAACCTGTCAAGGAAAATGACTCTGTAGTACGCTGTTTCGATACTGGAATCCAACAATGGAGATCTTTCCGTGTTGATTCATTAACAAAGTTCGATGGCAAAATTGTCTCGACTAATAAAACCCCGGAGTAGTACAATGAAAGCTTTACTAATGGCAATTGCCATCTTTATTAGTTCCACCTTTGCGGCAAATGCTGCATTAATATCAGGTCCTGCAGGTTGCAACGGAACTCCGTTTAGCCTTACTTACATCGAAAACGATTCCAATCTTTATTTTGATTGCAACGCCGATGCATCTTTAGATTTCTTCACTGGCATTAACTTGTTTATGCAGTTAGGAACCTCTAGTTACATTTCGGTTAACGATGAGTTGACTACAGTCTTCAACCAACCAGTTGACGTTAATGGTTATACGATTACTCGGTTTAGCATGACTTCGTATACCTTCTTAGATAGAGTTGATTTTAGGTTTAGAGAACCTCGACAATTTAATTACTTCGGTGACCCTAAACCAGAACCGTCTAACGTGAGCGCATCCAGTTTTGGGTTGTTAACATTACCAATGCTGGGTATGTTACTATACAGCCGACGTCGAAATCGGAAGGTTTAACCATAAAGGGGGCCTTGCGCCTCCTTTTTAAAGGCTTATTATTATGATAGATAGATTAGAAATAATGAAAGAAACCCTTGTGCTTGTCTTTTCTGGGCTTGCAATTAACTTCCCTCTAAACATTTTAGTAATATATCTACTAATAGATGTTTTTCAAATTACAAGCGCCTTGACGATCAGCATAGCATCTACTTTTATCTTTACTGTTGTCGCTCTGATAAGAGTCTATCTAGTAAGATTGAAAACTGAAACTAAAAAACTCAATAAAGGTGCGGTTATTGACGACGAAAAGAGAATTCTCCAAGAACGAATAAATTTATTGGAAGGTGCCATTCTTGATAAAATCACCGAAGCTGACCAAAAAATAGGAAGATACGATGAGTAGCATGGAAATAAACACTGGTACATTAGAACCAACTAAACATACCGATAAAGACATACAACAAATGATATGGCGCGATATGCGCTCGTACCTTTCTAAGTTCTATAAAACTTTTGAAGAATTCGCTGAAGATTATAGCGACTACACTGAAGAATACGGTGTCATGAAAGTAAAAGATACTTGGTACCTGCTTTCAGATCATAAGTGTTATGTAGACGACGGTGACATCTGCGAATTTACTTACAACAAAGATAATACCATTACCTTTCTTACTCAACACTATAACGGCGGCGCTTCACTTCAAGAAGTACTCGGATGGGAATTAGAAATAAAGGACGACTAAACGAAAATAATGGTTGACTTTGTCTTCAAGACTTGATATAATGTTTATATTGAATCGAAAACAAAAGGTCAACCATTATGGATACATATTCAAAAGCAAAACAAAATCTATTAGAAGCAATCAACAAAAAAGCCCCTTCAATGCAAGATTTCTCTCTGTATACTGTGATATCAATCGAAGATGAAGATATCAAAAAATTACTATCAAAAGAACAAACTCTCAGACTAATGGGCGAGGATGCCAATTTCTCGTGTCTACCCGCGACAGACTCGGGTATTCTGTCTTATCAAGATCTCATCATAAAAAAGACAAAGACCGACCACGTTAATCTGGTAAAAGCGTTGGATGAGAGGACCAAGAATATTGCTGACTTACAACAAGCATACATAAACGAATTACATAAAGAAGCTATTGAAGAATTTGGCGATATGAAACTCAACGATCCACAAATCAAATCAATAATAGACATTGTAACTAGATCAACCAAAATAGTAAATAATGAATTCAAACAGGAATTCATGTCGTTCTATGAAAGCTATGCTACAATCAACAGACTTGCAACTACAAAGGATTAGATTAATCATGCAACTAGAAATAACCTTAAGTAAAGAAGTTAAAGAATCAGTCGAAAAATTAATAATATCGATTGCGGATAGAATGGCTAACGCACCCAAATCGTTCCTAACAAAAGAAAACGCAAAGATTTTGGGTGTATTCAAATACAAAAAAACAATCGTTAAAGAAGCGGCTCTCAAACAGTTTAGAAATGACATTTTCTTTACTGTCTATGAGACTTCCTATAAGGATTCAATCTACGCTGGACCCGCAGTATTTTATAGCGATCTTACGAACTTTGCCATGAATCTGCATTATGCGTTAAAGATCACAAACACTATTACCTGTCTAACGATTCTGAAGTAGAATTTTTTGTTGACTTGTGTGAATTTATGGGTGTATGATGAATAATAATGGTTGACAAGTGAATAGATCTTGTTATAATAGACATATCGCTTTAATGAATAACAGAGGTTTTATAATGAAAACTAAAAAACAACTACCAAACAACACCGCTGTATTACGCAGTGAAGTAGATACTCAAGAGAAACTTGATGCACTTGTCGAGGTTGCAAAGTATCAAGGCTTTAATATGAGTATGCAGAGTAACTGTAGACTTGTAGTATATAGTTTAGACTATATTCATGTTGATAAAACATGTCGATGTTTAATGAAAACAGATAATTTTAAAACAATAAACATAATCACACTAGACGAGTTCCTAGGCTATGGAGAACCTAAATCATGGCATGAGCGCGGAGAGTTTCCGACAGTTGGTGAAAGCTTCATTATTAATATACTAAATTGTGGTGAAGCAAAAGCTTTTTTAAAAGCAGTTCATGGGGATTATGTATGGGTAGATCTTTGTAACCCATCAAATAGTCAAGGTATTTTAGCTAAAATAAAGGATTGCACATTCAAACCACTACCACCACAAAAAACAGAACGCGAATTAGCTATTGAAGAAATGCTAAAGTATCCAGAGTATAAATATATCGACAACTCGATCAGAAAAGAGATTGAATTTTTTGCTGAATACCTTGTTGAGATAGGCTAT